GGAGGAATGTTTGTCATGTCAATAAAGGAGAGCGCCAGGATGGATTACAGATTTACAGCATTATTAATTGTGTTGATGGTGGCCCTGGCTTTATTAGGTGGACCGGCAGAGTATAATACACCATGAAATTTACTTTAATAATATTTTTATGTTCTTTTATAGATAATCAATGTTTACCTCCACAAGAGATAAAACAACCCTATAATTCATGGAAAGAATGTACACTTGCAGCATTAGAAATATCTACAGAAATAATGCTTTTACAAGAAGAAGAGTTTGTTAATAAGAACAAAGTAGCAACTAAATTTGTATGTCAAGAAATAGGTACTATTTAAATGAGTAGAAAAACTAATACAATGTTAATAGGATTACTGGGAACAATTTTATTAGGTTTAGCTACATGGACTCTTGTTACATTAATAGAACTTCAGTTAACAGTAACTATGATTCAATCTGATTTAATGGGCATTGACAAACAATTTGGTAGAGTTTACAATTTCATTGATTCTGTTAGAACTAAATAATGAATTTTTCTAAAAATTTTAGTTGGAGATATAAATAAAATATAATGTATTTTCAATTTGTTGAATTTTATACTGTTAATAATTTTCAGTATTTATTAATACAGAAAAATGGATGTACAAGTGTACGTAATGTGCTTTCAGATTTAAAGCCTACTTTATTGCATAAAAGAGATTTAAATAAAATTTGTTGGACAGTTATAAGAGATCCTTATGAAAGATTTGTGGCTGGTTTAGATTATGATTTAAAAAGATTTAATATGAAAATTGAAGATGTAAAATTAGATCAGTTATTTTCTACAATTTATGAAAAAGAAACTATGATTAGAGGCAATGCTAAGCATACAGCATTTCAATCAATGCATTTAATAAACGCATGTGTAGATTGGTATATTGACCTTCCTGATTTGGATTCATTTTTTAAAATGCATTTTAATAAATCATTATTTCTTAATAAAAATATTGGAATAATAAAGGAGTATTTTGATAAAAAAGAAGTTTTAAAATACCTTCACATGGAATATGAAATATATAACAAAATTAAAATGTCACCCTATCTTTGGGAATGGCAGAAAGGAAAAATATTTTAATGAATCTATCCCGAAATTTTACTCTTCAAGAGTTAATCAAATCAGACACTGCTATACGTAAGGGTATAGATAATAACCCTAACTCAGATCAAATAGCTAAATTAAAATTACTATGTGATAATATTTTACAACCGGTTAGAGACCATTTTGGTCCTGTGGTGGTGACCAGTTGTTATAGATCCCCAGAGTTATCTATTGCTATTGGCAGTTCAGTTAATAGTCAGCACTGCGATGCAGAAGCCGTTGATTTTGAATGTCCAGGAGTAGATAATGCAGAACTTTGTGATTGGATATATAAGAACCTTAAATATGATCAAATGATTCTCGAGTTCTATAAAAAAGGAGAACCTTCAAGTGGATGGTGTCATTGTAGTTATATTGAAGATAAGCCTAGGAAGCAGTTCTTGCATGCCTTCAGAGAAGAGGGTAAAGTTAAATATAAACCAATAATAGGAAAAGCGGTAGATTTATAATGGCAATATCTAGAGGATCAATGACCAAGCAATTAGAACCAGGTTTAGGTAGTAGTAATAAAAATTGGACTAAAAAAGAAAAAGCAGAATTTAAAAAGGTTTTAATTAAAACTCATGGAAAAATCTACAAACCCCATAGCCAAAAACCTAAGGTCTAGAACTTATCGTCATCAAGTGGTACAATCAAAGAAGTTGTACAACCGCAAAAAGGAGAAGTTATACACTCTCAAAGCGGCCGCTATATAAGGAGAAACAAATGGCTAAATCAAAAGGTCCTTGTTGGGACGGTTATGAAATGATTGGAATGAAGTCCAAAGGTGGACGTAAAGTGCCTAATTGTGTCCCTAAAAAATCAAAGGGCGGAGAGATGGAGTATAGTGGATCTCTAATTAATTCAGAAATAGACGGAGTTACTTATAATAATAAATCTTACGAAGATTACTATAAGGATATTCTGTAGTGAGAAAAGAAAAAATGTTACTTGGGGGTTTATTAACTGCGGGCATTAGATATGGGGTTAAGAGATATGCTAAAGCTACTGGTAAAAAACTTATTGATTTAGCAAAAGGACAATCTAAAAAATTAGGTAAAGCAGATAAAGTTGAGGCTATAAAACTATATGGTTCTACAAACTTACATGGTGGTGCAAAATTATCTAAATTAGATAAAATTAAATTAAATTATTATAAGGATATACTATAATGGCTACATCAGGAACAACAAGTTTTAATTTAACTATAGAAGAGGTTATAGATGAAGCATTTAACAGATGTGGAGTACGTCCTAATTCTGGAAATGATTTAAGAAAAGCAAGAAGAAATTTAAACGTATTATTTTCTGATTGGGGAAATAGAGGAGTTCATTTATGGAAAGTGGAACTGGACGAAATAGCTCTTGTTGCTGGACAAGCACAATATGCTTGTAACTCAGATGTAAATGATGTTCTAGAAGCTTTTGTTTCAACTAGTGGAGGAGGAAGTGATAGTGCTACTACTCAAGACATATCTTTAACTAAAATAGATAGATCTGCTTATGCGGCTCTTCCTAATAAATTAAACCAAGGTCAACCTTCTCAATATTATGTGGATAGACAAACTACTCCTCAAATTTATTTATACCAAGCGCCTAATGCTGCTACTTATACTTATTTAAAATTTTATGTAGTAAAAAGAATAGAAGATGCTGGAGCTTATTCAAATAATCCAGATGCAGTATTTAGATTCTTACCCTGTATGATTGCAGGACTATCTTATTATATGTCTTTTCAATATGCGCCGGATAGAGTACCTCTTTTAAAACAAACTTATGAGGATGAAATGCTTAGAGCTTTAGATGAAGATAGTCAAAGAACTTCTTTATATGTTTCACCAATGACTTACTTTGGAGATGGAGTATAATGTCCTACGCTCAAGGTAAAAGATCAATGGCAATATCTGACCGTTCTGGTCAGGCGTTTCCATATAAAGAAATGATTAGAGAGTGGACGGGAGCGCTTGTCCATATTTCGGAATATGAACCAAAACAGCCTCAGATAAGACGTAAAAGAGTTGTTGCAGATGCTATAGCTTTACAGAATCCTAGAGCACAGGATTTTACATTTAATTCTGGAGGAGCTAGATTTACAACAATAGATTTAACTTTACCCGGAACGTTTGCTTTTAATTCAAATGGAATGAAGCCAGACGATGGTTCTGAACAAAATAGAAGAAGACAATTATTACCTCAAATAGGTCAAGTAACAGTGGAGATTTCATAATGGCAATAACATACCCAAATTTTTTAACTCAAGTTCGAAGCTACACTGAAGTAGATTCTAATGTATTAACGGATATTTTAATGGATCAATTTATTAGTAATATAGAATTAGATATTGCAGGTAAAGTAGATTATGATGATTTAAGAAAATACGCAACGGCTAGTTTTATCTCTGGTCAAAGATATATATCTTTACCCTCTGATATGCTTGTTTTAAGATCCGTACAGACCATTATTTCAGGGACTAGAAATTTTTTAGAGAAGAGAGACACTAGTTTTATCTCTGAATATAATAATGATGGAGCTACAGGCTCTCCTTTATATTATGCAAACTGGGATGAAAATAATTTTTTAGTAGCCCCAACACCAAATGCCGCGGCAGCAGCTGGACAAGTTCAAATAAACTACATTAAATATCCCCCTCATTTTACTAGTTCTAACACTACTTATCTATCTACTTATCAACAACAATTACTATTGTATGGAGTTTTAGTAGAATCTTTTGCTTATTTAAAAGGACCTGCTGATATGTACAAACTGTATTCAGACAAGTATAATGAACAAATACAATCTTTTGCTTTACAACAAATGGGCAGAAGACGTAGAGACGAATACACCGATGGAGTTCCACGAGTTAAAGTGTCCTCTCCATCACCATAAAAATTATAAAATAGGAGAAAAATTATGGCTATTACTACAAATGCAATCACGAACTCTTTTAAAGAACAAACTTTTCAAGGGTTACACAACTTTACAGTGTCAACTGGGGATGTTTTTAAACTAGCACTATACACAAGTGCAGCAACTATCGGAGCTGATACTACTTCATACGCAGTAGGTATTGGTGGACAAGTCGGAGACACTGGACAATACGCAGCCGGTGGCGGAGCATTAGTTAACGCTTTAGTTTCTGTAAACGGAACTACAGCTTTTACTGACTTTAACGATTTATCATTCACTGGAGTTACATTAACGGCAGCAGGTGCTTTGATTTACAATACATCTGAAGCTTCTAAATCTATATGTGTGTTAGACTTTGATGGAGACAAAACTGCAACAGCTGGGACATTTACTATTCAATTTCCTGATGCGAATGATACTCAGGCAATTATAAGAATATCGTAATCAATAAAGTTATGAATTATGGCAACTGGATGGGGTAATAAAAGTTGGGGAGCATCAGAATGGGGAGACCTATCTGATGAAACCGTACTTACCTCATCCGTTGCTATTTCTTCTTCAATAGGTTCTTCAACTACACAAGCAAATTCTGATGTAGTTGTATCAGGAATAGCTGCTTCATATATATTACCAGGAATAGTAGCCGGTGCTTCGGCTTTAGTTCTTCCTAGTGGAATTTCTTTATCCGCAGTAATAGGAAACGACTCAGCTACCCCAATAGGTCAAAATGTTTCTGTAACAGGAATAGCTTCTACAACAGGTATTACTGCAGCAACTATTGATGACTTAGGTTTAATAGGTTCAGGTTGGGGAAGAGATTTATGGGGATCAATGGTATGGGGTGATGCTTACTCTGTACAAACAGGATCTGTTTCCGCACAAACAGCTATTACTGGAGTAACCACACAAGCTAATGCAGATGTACAAGCTCAAGGTCAATCTTTAACTGTAGTAACAGGAGATGAAGTACCTAAAGCAAATGCAAATGTATTTCCTGATGGTATTACTTTAACAACGGATATTGGTGAAGTACAGGCATTAAGATTACAGGGTATAGAGATATCTACAGCAGTAGGTTTAGTAGATCTTCAAGCAGGTGGAAATGTATACCTTCAAGTAGATGAACATACTCTTAATACAGGAATAGGTTCGATAGCTGTAGAAATTTCCACTGAAGTCGATGTAGAAGGTATACAACTTAATACATTTATAGGTGATGAAGAAGCCTTTACAGATGTAACTGTATCTCCAGTAGGTAATGCTTTGTCTATAGCAGAACCAGAAATTGTAGTAGATCTTAACACACCAGTAGATGTGACAGGTAGTAGTTTAGCTATTGCAATAGGTGATGAGACAACGTTTATTGATGTTACTGTAGGGGTAACGGGAACATCTATGACATACGCTTTCGGAGACGTTGTAATAGAGAGCAAATATTCAGTAGATGGGATAAATTTATCTGGTGCAATAAATTCAGTAACTATTGATGCCAGTGCTGTAGTGACTCCTACAGGCATAGGATTGACAATAACGGTTGCTAGTCCTAATATAATTGCGTGGGCTGAAGTAGATGTAGGCACACCTGTTACATGGTCACCGGTTGATCTAGCAGCTTAATTATAGTAATATTGTAATATATAAAAACAGGAGCATAAAATTTTATGGCATCAAGTTATTCAGATCTCGGTTTAGAACTTATGGTGACTGGCGAAAACGCTGGTACATGGGGAGATAAAACAAATTCAAATTTAAATTTAATTCAACAAGCTGTTGGTGGTTATGAGGCCATTACTTTAACAAGTGGTGGAACTGTGACCCTTGCTATGACGGATGCACAATTATCTACTGCAAGAAACATGATAATTAAATTTGCTACGGCAACTATTGCAGCTAGTACTATTTGTACTATACCTAATGGAATTGAAAAATTTTACATATTTGATTGTAGTGGTCTTACAAACGCAAACAACTTAACTATTAAAACTGTTTCAGGGACTGGTTTTTCACCAACTACTGCAGGTGCGGCAAGTCCTAAAATGTTCGCTGCATATTCAGATGGAACAAACATAGTTGAGATTTCATTAAACACTTTAGGTGGAACTATTGCAACAGCTCAAATAGAAGCTGCAGCAATAACAACTGCATTAGTTTCAGACAACGCAGTTACAACTGCAAAAATTTCTGATAACCAAATTACGACTGCAAAAATTTCAGACAATCAAATTACGACAGCTAAAGTTTCTGATTTACAAATTACAACTGCAAAACTTGCTGACGATTCAGTTACGCCAGATAAATTATCTAACACTGCTGTAACTGCAGGAGCTTATACAACTGCAGATATTACGGTAGACGCACAAGGTAGAATTACTGCTGCAGCTGATGGATCATCAGGTGGAGGCGGTTATGTCTTGACTAAATGGAATACAGGACCTGCAAGTGGTACTTACACTACTGGTGCAAGTGGATCTGGTTATCAAATATATATGTGGGGAGGCGGTGGGGGAGCCGGTGGCCCTAATATTCCTGGTAATAATAATGGAACAGGTGGTCAAGGTGGAGTTGGTGGATTTGGTTTTTTTACTGGTGCTGCAGCTGCTAGCACTGGATATCCTTTTGTTATAGGACAAGGAGGCACTGGGGGGGCGAAAGGCTATGGTAGTCAAGCTGGTTCAAGTGGAACTGCTACAACTATTTTTAGTAGAAGTGCTAACGCTGGAGGAGGAGGCGGTGGAACACCTAACTCTTATACCAACGGAGGAGGCGGTAGTTCTGGTAATGCACCCGGATCTAGTACATCAGTACCAAGAAATATTTGGAATGGTCTACCATCTTCACCTAACCCTTGGGGAGTAGGTGGTGTGGGTCAAAAGAATGCAGCACCTCAAGGTCAAGCAGGTCAAGCAGGTTCACTACTTATTTGGGAAGGATAATAATGGCATATTTAATATTTTTTAATAATACTTTACATAAAATAGCAGCAAATGATGCTGAAAAAAATAGTTTTACTTTTCCTAATCCAGATGAATTTATAACTAAACCTATACCAGATGCTGATTATATTAATGTAAAAAGTTATGTAAAAAGCGCAAGTCTTTCAGGTGAAGAGGTTGTTTATGGAGACCTAACAATAACTTTTAAAAACGCTGAAGAGTTGCGTAACTATTTAGATAATACAAAAACATATTTACTTCAGGTACAAAATGAACAAGTAATTGAACATCCTGAAAAAGAAGCAATAATAGCTTATGCAAATTATTTAGATACAGTAGATACATCTACTATTATCCCAAATATAGAAACACCTTTAAATTCATCTTGGGAGAAATACTGTCTTGATAATTCAATAACATTTTTTCACGCTTTACAAATACCTTAATTAATATATAAAGACTAGATGAATGATCTAGAAGTTATTAGTAAATTAAATCATTATATTAGAGTTTATGATAATGTTTTATCTGAACCATTGTTAAAAAAATTTTTAAAAATATGTGATAATCATGAGAATTTTCAAGAGGGAAGTATTGTAGGGAACACTCCTGAGGGAATTGTGGATAAAGAAATAAGAAATACTTTAATTTGGAATTTAATTAATAATGAGTCAGAAAATTCTAAAACCAATATTCATTGGTGTAATTTATGGATAACTTTTTTTAAAAAATATATACAAAAATACCAAGAAGACACTCAGATAGAGTGTGATGCTGAAATTAATACAATACAAATACTTAAATATAATAAAGGAGGGCACTATCGTTTTCATGTTGATCACGGTAAATCCATACCTAGAACGTTAAGCTTTATTTTTTTAGTAAATGACGATTACGAGGGAGGGGAATTAACTTTCTCAATTCCTAATAGATCAGCAACAAGTGTTATAGATAAAAAATCAAATAGAATGATTATTTGGCCAAGTAATTTTTTATATCCACATGGAGTTAAACCAGTAATTAAAGGAACAAGATATTCGGTGGTAGCATGGGCGTTATAGGAAAAGATTTTAAATTTAAAATAATACCTTCATTTTTAAGTTCAGATGAACTAGAGATATGTAATATTTATTGTGAAATGAAACATAGAACAAACTTAACAAGTTTTGATACATTACAAAGCGATGTAATGGATACTTATTTTTACGGGGATCCCTTAATGGAATCTATTCTTTTAAAGAAAAAATCTCTAATAGAAAAAAAAGTTGGAAAAGATTTACTTCCTACTTATGCTTTTTGGAGAATGTATACTAAATATGCAGATTTAAAAAAACACACAGATAGAGAATCTTGTGAGATAAGTGCGACAGTTAATGTCGGAAGTGATAAACCTTGGCCTATTTATATGGGTAACGAAACAGTAATTCTCCAACCAGGAGATGCTGTGTTATATTTAGGTTGTGAGATAGAACATTGGAGAGAAGAATTTGAGGGAGATTGGTGTGCTCAATTTTTTCTTCACTATGTAGATAAAGATGGTAAAAATTATGAATATTTTAGAGATAAAAGAAACTACTTTGGGATACAAAAATAATGCAATTTAGACAAGACAAATCAAATGGCTCATGTGATATGATTTTCACAGAGGAAGAAATTAAGATTATTATAAAAAATAAAAAATTACATTTTCCAGCCAGTTCATTAAAACATATAGGTAATTGCTTAGTTAGAATTGTAGCAGATTGGCAATTATATTTTAGCGGAGATTTACAAAAAAAACAAACTAATGAAAATGACATTATAGAAGGCAAATGAAAAAATATATTATAAATGATTTTATAGGAATTTTTGATGGTTTTATTTCTCCAGAAACTTGTGATGAGGGAATTAAAATATTTAATAGTGAACAATTTTTTAGACAAAAAATGTCTAGGATTGAACTAGAAAACGCTACCCAGAATAGAAAAAAGGATGAGTCTATATTGTTTAATAGAGACACTCAGAATAAAAGGTCTTGGGAATTTACAGATATTATAAATAATAATTTAAAAGAAGCTATGGATATTTATTTTAAACAGACAGCTATATTAGAATATCATGGCACTGAAAAAGAAAAATTAATTTTACCTGCTTTTAAAATGCAAAAAACTTCTCCAGGAGGAGGATACCATGTATGGCATGTAGAACAGATGCATACTATATCTGTTTCTAGAGTTCTTGTTTATTCAATATATTTAAACGATGTAGTAGAAGGAGGGGAAACAGAGTTTTTGTTTCAAAAAACAAGAGTTCCTCCAGTAAAAGGAAGAATATGTATTTTTCCAGCAAATTTTCCTTACGTACATAGAGGAAATCCTCCTCTTAAAGAAGATAAATATATTATTACTTCATGGGTCGTAAATGAATTAGGTGAATGTAACTAGTATAAAACACACTTATTTAATATGTATTAAATAAGTGCTATACTGTCTTTATGGCTTTAAATTTAATTAATATAAGACCAGGATTTAATAAACAAATTACAGATACTGCTGCTGAAGGGCAATACGTAGACGGTGATTATGTTAGATTTCGTTATGGATTTCCTGAAAAAGTAGGAGGATGGTCTATGATTACAACGGACACTTTAGCCGGTGCCGTAAGAGCACAGCACCAATGGTCTGATTTAGATGGTAATAGATACATAGCACTTGGATCTCAAAGAGGATTATATATTTATTATGGATCAGCGTATTATGATATTACTCCATTAGAGACAGCGCAAACGGGAGGAACTTTTGATACTACCAACACCTCGCCAACGGTCACTGTAAACTTAGTTGGCCACAATATGATTGCAGGGGACTACTTTACTTTTACAAGTGTGACCGCACCAGTTGGTGCAGGGTACACTGCAGCGAATTTCACAGACCAAACTTTTGAAGTAATTAGTGCAACGATTAATACATTTACAATAACTATGGCAACTAATGCCGGAGTTACTGTTGCAGCGTCAGGTGCATGTACTATAAACAGATATGTTAAAGTAGGTCCTATTGGACAAACATTTGGCTTTGGATTTGGTACAGGATCTTACGGAGGAGCGTCTGGACTTACTACAACTTTAAACGGTGCTTTATTAGATGACACTGCAGGTACTGGAGGATCTGGAACTTCTATTACACTTACATCAACAACAGGGTTTCCAACATCAGGAGTAATTAAGGTTGGAGCAGAATTTATTTCTTACACTGGTATATCTACGAACGATCTTACAGGAATTATAAGAGACGTGGCTGGAACACGATCAGCTCATTCTGATTTAGCAGGAGTAGAATACTATACTGCATGGGGTGCAGCTTCATTATCATCTACTGTTACACTAGATCCAGCTGATTGGAGTTTAGATAATTTTGGACAACAATTAACTGCTACTATATTAAATGGAAGAACGTTTATATGGCAGCCTATAAGTAATAATAATAATGCTTTATCTATAAGAGCAACTATTATGTCAGGGGCTCCTACTAAAACAGTTGTTTCAATAGTATCAGATACAGATAGACATTTCCTACATTTAGGAACAGAAGCAACGATTGGAGATACTTCAAGTTTTGATCCAATGTTAATAAGATTTTCAGACCAAGAAAATTATACGGAGTACCAACCCACAAGTGTTAATACAGCAGGTACTTTTAGAATAGATGATGGAACACAAATCATAGGTGCAATAGGAGCAAAAGATTATATTTTAGTTTTAACGGATACCGCTGCTTATACTATGCAATATGTTGGAGCGCCTTATACTTTTAGTATTAGGAAGGTAGGATCTAATTGTGGTCTAATGAGTCCTCATTCAGTTGTTTTTGTAGATGGAGTAGTTTATTGGATGGATGACGTGGGTTCTTTTAACGCATATAATGGAACGGTTGTGAAAAATCCATGTTCAGTAGAAGATTTTGTATTTACTACAACTAATCCTGGAGACTTAGGTTTTAACTATAATGCTGGAAGAATAACTTATGCTAGTCATAATTCATTGTTTAGTGAAATACATTGGTTCTATGCATCTTCCTCTGCCACTGAAATAGATAGATGTGTTACTTATAATTACGAAGAAAAAATTTGGTACACAAGTTCTTTGGATAGAACATCTTATACTGATGCTCATTTGTATAATAAACCTTTTGCTTCTTCTTTTAATACTACAGGAGTACCTACTTTTCCTATTATACAAGGAGTGACAAATACTTCTGGATCTGCTACATATTGGGAGCATGAAATAGGAGTGGATCAAGTAGCTAACGGAGTAACTACATCAATTCAATCTTATATTGAAACAGGAGATTTTATGATTCATTTAGAAGGTGATGGAGAATTCTTTACTAAAGTAAGAAGATTTATACCAGATTTTCAAAGATTAACTGGAACAGCGACTGTCACTATTTTATTAAAAGACTATCCCTCAGATACCTCGGCTAGTTCTTCCTTGGGACCTTTTTCTGTAACATCAAGTACTCAAAAAATAGACACACGTGCTAGAGGAAGATCGGCGGCTTTAAAAATAGCTAATCTATCTAGTGGAGAGACTTGGAGATATGGAACTTTTAGAGCAGATATACAACCTGATGGTAGAAGATAATGGCTAAAGTAACTAATTTTATTCCAGAACCTAGTCCAGACTATGATCCACAAAATCAACAACAACTTCTTCAATCATTGGAAACAATGAAAAACCAATTAAACACTTCTTTTCAAAATGACTTGAAAGAAGAACAAGATACATTTAGTTATTTTTTATTATGACCATAAGATATAAAAGTATACCCTTTGATTTAACTACAACTAACGTTACTACGGTATTAAATTGTCCTACTGATGCAACTATAATTACAAAATCAGTGCAAGCAGTTCATGATACTGCAAGTAATGTGAATACTGATTTAATATTAAGTAAATCGGGAGATACTACTAATTATATTATTGCACACGCAATATTAAATGCCTCTATGACTAATTTAGTTTTAGGGACTTTGAATTTAGAACCTGGGGATACTCTTAAAATGCAAGTAAATACTGCAAATGAAATAACAGGTGTGATTACTTACGCTTTATTAGATAGATCTCTACAAAATGGCTAAAAAATATAAAGAACACCACGAACGTAATCAACCTAAAAAACGTGGGGCAGGGAAACATAAAAAAAGTCTTTCAAAAGGTGAAAAAAGACAAAGAGGTACTAGAAGATATAAAGGCCAAGGTAAAGGCTAGACAAATAATTTTAAAAGTATTATATAATAAAAATGTTTGTTTAACATGAAAAAAATAATTTTTACTGATTCTTTATTGTTGGATTATCTTGATGATGAGGATTTTCAATTGTTAAGAGAAAAAGTCTTAGAAGAATTAAAAAAAGCAGAGCAATCAAATAATGGAAGATATTTAAGTAATAGAGGGGGTTTCCAAACTTATGATTTAGATCATAAAAAAAATAAAGAGATAATAGAGATTGCTATAAAAAATACCTTACAAATAATAAAAAAAAACTACTTCTTTAAAAAAATCCAAATTAAAATAGATAATATTTGGATTAATAAAAATCCTAAAATGGCTGTCAACCTGCCTCATATTCATCCAAGATCTAACTTTAGTGGTGTAATTTATATCAGAGTTCCAGAACAAGATGGTGAATTAGTTTTTTATCGTGGAGATAAAGCTAGCTGTATGATGGGGGAACAAATTTTTACAAACAAAGATTTTGCAAGTAGTTGTAATGTTAAACCAGAAGAACAAATGATAGTATTGTTTCCTTCTCATTTTGAGCATATGGTGCATCCTCATTTTCAAGATATTAATAGAATTTCTATTTCTTTTAATATAAGGGTTGAGAATGCCACAAATATAGAAGACAAAAAAGATTTTGATGATTGATTTTTATCAAAAAGATAATTGCCTTAATGAAGAAGAATCTTTATTAATAAGTGATATTCTTTTTAATGAAGAAAAACCTTTTCCAGTTTATTATGCTAAATCTCAAGCTAATGAGGACAATATTCCTTTTTTTTCTCATGCATTAATATTAAGAGGGGGAAGAAGAGTGTCTCCCTTTTGTGATTTTTTTTTACCTATATTTGAAAGATTTATAAACACTACTAATATTAAACCAACAAAACTTCTAAGAGCCTCTGTTAATTTAACCCTACCTTTTCTTGGAGAGGGTACCTTACACGTTGATCATGATGAGGAATATTATCAATGTATAATATATTTAAATGATTCTACCGGAGAAACTGAAATTTATGAAGATGAGAAATTAATTAAATCAATTAAACCATTAAAAGGTAGAATAATAATGTTTAATAAATTAAAACACAGAGGTACTTCACCAAAAAATGCAAACGAATTACGAGCAGTTTGCGTTTTAACTTTTAGTAAAGAGCCACTAGACAAACAGATATAAAAGTATTATATAAGTCATATGGAAATAAAAAAAATACCAGCGAAAGCAGTAGAAATTGTTAAACACAAAAGAACGGGAGTAACGTATGCCGATAAAGCAGCATTTGATGCAGATGTAGCTGATCCTAATACAGATACTACTTCTGAAGATTTTCAACAGGACTTACAAATCACTGTTGCTTCTTTGACTGTGGACGGTGAAACTCAGTAACAATTAATTTATGCAACCATTAGGTGGAACGGAGCTGCAATATGCTCAGTTATATAAACACGTAGATAATACGTTGTTAGATAAGTTTCAAATAACTACATCTATCCCAGAAAAAATACCTTTATCTAAAGATAAAATTAATATTCTTTGGGCACAAAATTCTTACGACCAGAGTAATTTGGCTCCATGGTTTGAGGATAAATCTAATCACTCTAAATACGATTGGTATGTATTTAACTCTCACTGGTGTGCTGAAAAGTTTAGAATGGTTTTTAAATTACCCCCTGAAAAATGTGTGGTCATTAAAAATGCTATAGAGAAATTTGCAGACAAACCTATTCATAAAAATGGTGATAAAATAAAGCTAATATACACCTCTACTCCATGGAGAGGATTATCTGTATTACTAGGTGCTATGCAGTTAATTAAGAATCCTTTAATTGAACTAGATGTTTATTCTTCTACTCAGATATATGGAGATGTTTTTAAAAATGCTAATGATACCTCTTATCAAGAATTATATGAACAAGCTAAAAAATTACCTAATGTAAATTATATAGGCTATGCTTCTAACGAAAAAATAATGAATAAAATGGGTGAATATAAAATATTTGCTTATCCTAATATATGGGAAGAAACTTCTTGTATGTCAGCTATAGAAGCTTTAGGAAGTGGACTTCATGCAATTGTAACTAATTACGGAGCTTTGTTTGAGACATGTTCAGAGTGGCCGACTTACGTTCAGTACGATAGAGATTATAAAAATTTAGCTAGATGCTTTGCTTATGCTATTGAAGGAATTGCAAAACAGCTTCATTCAGTGGGTATGCAACAATTACTAGATTCTCAAGTATCTTTTTATAAGAAATTTTATAGTTGGGAAAATAGAAAAAACGAATGGACTAACTTTTTACAAGGAGCTTATGATGCAAAATCACGAACCAATTTGGTTTAACGAAGAACAATCGCCACAGGACACTAAAAAAGAAGCAGGTTATTCTTTATTTGTAGCAACCCCAGTACATAGTGAATGTTCTATTCATTATGCTCAAGCTTTATTAAATTTACAAAAATATTGTTTTAAAAAAAATGTAAAACTATGGTTTCAAATAATGAAGTCTTCATTAGTAACTCAAGGAAGAAATATGTGTGTGAGTGCATTTCTTCAACAAAAAGAGGCTACTCATTTATTATTTGTCGATTCAGATATTTCTTTTAACGAATCTGCTCCAGAAAGATTGGTAGCTTGTGATAAAGATGTTATTTCTATTCCATATCCTTTAAAAGACATGAACTGGGATAAGGGAATGCATATGATCAATGAAGGTAAGATTAAAGAAGCTAAAGATTTGAGAAACAAAGGTTTTTATAGATACCCTATGAAGGTAGAAGATAATTCTGCTATTAAAATTAAAAATGGAGTTATTAAAGTAGAACATTCTCCAACAGGTTTTATGTTAATTAAAAGAGAAGTTATTCTTAAGATGATAAAGGCTTACCCTGAAATGAGAATTGATCAAGAACAAATAATTAATGGTAAAAATGAAAAACTACCTGACTTCTGGAATTTTTTTGACACTCAATTTGACCCTGTTAAACATACTTATACAGGAGAAGACTTTGCTTTTTGCCAAAGATGGAAAGACATCGGTGGAGAATGCCATGCTTGGATTATGGACCACATCACTCATATTGGAGAGCATCAATATACAGGTCGTTTTGCGGATGAGTTGATAAAGACCGACTAAAATGGTAGAATTTTAAAGTTATATAACTTTATAAATTAGAAATAGGAGCTACAAATTGGACCCATTTACAATGGCCTTAATGACTTTTGGTGCACAAAAGATGAGAGGCAAATCTACTAAAAGATCTATAAGAGACGCTATGCTAATAGGAAGTCTGGGTCAATTAGGAGGAGCTTCTATGGGAGTTACCCCTTTTGGACCAGCAGGAGGGACTACAGCAACTATTCAAGGTCTAGGACAAACTTCAGCAGCTCAAGGTTTAAGAAGTTTATTCCCACAATTTGCTTCAAAAGCACCAGCATCAGCAAATATGTTAAGTTCAGGATTAAACACCAGTCAAATGGCTGCCATGAATCTTTCTCCTGCTGAATTAGCAAAACAAGAGGCTTTAAAGAAAGTAACACAGCCAACTGGAATTATGGAAACTCTTAAAGGATTTTTACCTGAATCTAAAGAAGGAAAAATAGGTTTAGCTGTAGCAGGAACTTCTTTATTATCTGGATTAGGTGACGATGATCCTAATAAAATGTATTTACCAATTCCTAATCAAGCTTATACTAAATATGCTAACTCAGGAGCGGGGGGAACTCCAACTGGATTTATGACAAGAGATTATGCGACTGGAATAAATTCTCCTTTAGTACAACCTGGAGAATATGTAACGGCAGAAGAAATTTTAGGAGATGAACCTACTCAACAATTTAAAGCAGTTGAAATGAATACTGGTGGACTTGCAAGTATTGCAAGATTTAATGAAGGGGGACTTGGACAAATTCTTCCTACTAAAATAACTCATGATGAAAATGATGTTAATAACTATGAAAGAGCCAATGGTTTCGTCTTAGACTCAACAGGTCAAGGGAAAGATCATGAAGATACTATGTTAGCACAATTAGCTGATGGAGAATTTGTATCTAGATCTCATGCGGTTTTAGGTGCTGGTATTATTGCTGGAGCAAATCCTAGTGATAAATCAGATCAAAGGAAACAAGGTGCTAAATTTTTTTACGACCAACAAAAACAATTTAAAAGAATCTTTGATTTAATAAATGCAAATAAAACAAAACACTAAAACTATTTCACAACAGGTGCAAATTATACCTGTATTACCTCAAGAAATAGATAAATTTTGGGGATTAGTAGAATTTTTAATTGCGGAAGCTCTTAAATATGGAGGATCTTATGCGGATCTTAAAGATATAAAAGAAGAGTTACAAAAAGATAATATGCAATTGTTTATTATGTTTGGGCAAGATGATGATGGAGAAACTAAAGTGTTTGGATGTTGTACTACTAGAATTTTTGAAAACCCAAACTTTAAAGAATTACAAGGGTGTATTTGCACTGGAAAGAAATATAAAATGTGGGTAGATCAATTGGTACATACTTTAGAAAAATTTGCTAAAATTAATAAATGTAAAAGATTAAATATGCTTGGAAGACCTGGATGGAAAGAATTTGTAGGAAAACATGGTTGGAAAGTAAAACATTATCAATATCAAAAGGAGATTAATTAAATGAGTTTATTTGGCGGCGGAGGTGGTGGTGGCGGCGGATCGCAACCGGACACTACTACACAATATATTAGAGAAGCACCAGGGATAGAGGAAAGAAAAATTGGCTTAATGGATACTGCAGCAGAGCTTGCAAAAACTCCAGTTAACATTCCTCAAATTAATGTACAAGGAATGGGTGCATTAGAGCAACAAGGTGTAACCGCTTCTGGTGTAACAGGTATTGGAGCTAATACTATGAATGCAGGTATTGGGTCAGTATTGGGAGCACAAAATGCGGCAGCTATGGATCCTACTTCAGCGCAATTTCAAAATTATTTAAATCCTTATCAATCTTACATTACAGATGAGATTAATAGACAAGCTCAAATGCAACAAAATCAAATAGGACAAAACGCAGTTATGTCTGGAGCATTTGGTGGAGGAAGAGAAGGTGTTCAACAAGCGGAACTAGGTGGTAGAACATTATCCGCTATAGGACAAGCTCAAGGATCCTCTTTCCAAAATGCATTGAATGCATTTCAAAATAACCAATCCTTACAAGCTCAGACAAATTTAAATGCAGGTTCTCAATATGCACAAATGGGTCAGGCTCAGCAAGGTATGGCGCAACAAGATATTAATCAATTAATGGCTGCTGGTGGTCTACAAAGACAATTAGGTCAGCAAGCACTTGATGCTACAAGACAAACAGAATTACAAAGAGCTTACGAACCTTATCAAAGAGCAGAGTTTGTTAAAAATATGTATGCTGCTGGACCAACCACTCAGTCCTCTCTTACACAATCTACTTCTCCTGGGACTAATCCACTTGCTCAAGCGGCAGGTGCTGGACTGGGGGCGTATGCAACTTACTCAGCTTTAAATAGAGTTCCTGCACTTCAAAATGCAGCAACAAATACTGGAACGAAGTAACATTATGGATAAAACCTTAATGAGACCTTTATTTAGAAAGAAAGCAATTCAATATAGACAAGTTGAGGGTAAAGCTGTACCTAAATTTTTTGTTGGCGGAATTATGTCAGCAGCAAACATGGCTAGAGCAGCCGCTGCTCCTGCATTTAGATATATAGGATCTAAAATGGGTGGACCTAAAGTTGCAACTGCACTAACAGGATTAGAAGCAGGTTCTGCAGGTTATGGTATTAATGAAATGGCTCAAGGAGTAAGAGAAGGAGATACAGGAAAAACTTTAGAAGGGGCTGCTTATGCTATACCTGGAATGGCTTTTTTACCCTCTACTGCTAAGAGATCTGGAATAAAAGCTTTAAGAGAATTTGGAGAATTTGCAGGATCAAGAGCAACTCCGGCTACTACAGCAATGTTAAATAATCCAGGTAAGACAGCCATAGGATCTATAGGCGCAGCACTAGCGGGTCAACAGATGCAAGGTGACGGGAATGCAACTGATATAAGTCAAGTTTCTGAAGGAGTTCTTCCTATTGAAGAAAGATTAATTTATCAAGAGAAACCAGAATACAAACCAGATCCAAAGAAAAAAGTTACTGAAAATTTAAAAGAATACAGAGAGGGATTAAAAAATTTTAAACCTAGACCTATTGGAGTTAAAGATCCATCAAATCCACAAGAAATTCAATTAAATGAAGATTTACCTAAGGCAAATAAAATTATGGAAGTTGCAGAAGCACTTGGAATAGATATAAATAATATTGCAGCGGTAGGAGAAGAAACTTTAAAAAAAATAGCAGAACAAACTGATGTACCTTTACCCGATGTTTTTAGATTAACGGGTTATAGAAATAACAACAACGATCCAGAACCTATTGCACCTACTATTCCTGGTCAGATTGATCAAGTTACTAATAACATAGCTGGAATGACAAATAATGAAGTAGATAGAATGGTTAAGAATAGAAAAAATTTATTAAAACAAGCAGAAAATTTATCTCCTTTAAGTAAAGAGTTCAATGCTTTTAGAGATCAAATAAATGAAATGACGGGTGGTACTACAAACTTAAATAATTTAGTAGCTATGAAATTTGCAGGTCAGTTGTTATCAGGGAAAAGTAGAAAAGGTGGTATATCAGGAGCTCTAGATATAGCTGGACAAGGGATGGAATCTGCGGGTAACGATTTAATGTCAATAGCTTTAGCTCAAAAAAATCAAGACATGACTTTAGCTCAAGCATTTTTAAAATCTAAAGCAGATGCTGCGGCAGCAGCCGCTAAAGCTCAAGAGGGACCAGGTTTTGTAGGTGGGGATAAAACTTTTAAAATAGAAGATCAAAACTACCCCGGACAGTTTTACAATGTTAAAGGATTAACAGGTAAAGATGGAAAAATTTATTATAGAGATTCTAATAACAGCATAGTACCCGCTGGAGAAGGTCAAGTTGGATATGAGTCAAAAGAAAATAATGATAAAATGAATTTATATGCAGCTAACTTAGAGGAAAATAAAAGAGGAGCGGAACTGATTAAATTTGTTATTAATGCTCTTCCAGAATCAGGAACGTTCAGTGCTGCATTTGGTTTAGCAAAAGAAGATGTAATAGGAACTTTTGAACAAGTAACTGGAGCAAATGGTTTAACAGGTTCTGATTTTGATTCTGAAATAAAATCTTTAATGAGAGATCCTAGAAACAGTAAAGAAGAACAGGAACTGTTGGTAGAAAACTACGATAAAGACATGGCTAAAGTAGAAAAAAGAGTGGAAGAAATGGCTAAAGCCTCTTTCAAAGAAAGAGGAGGAGGATTCTTTGGTAGACCTTCAGATAAGGAATTAACAACATTTAGTAGACTAGCTTTGATTGAGCAACGTATGAAATATCTTGTTGCGAATGCAAACAAAGCAGAGGATAGATTAACCCAAAAAGATATTGAAAATGCAGCTCAACGTACAGACATTATTAAATTTTATGGTTCAGCTAAAACGGTTAGATTAAACTATCAAAATCTACAAAAAGAATTTTCTAATAAAGCTCAAGCATTTGCTATGCAATATAGAAGAGCAGGTGGAACAGAATCTTCTATGCAGTACTTTAAAGAAAACGTACCTGGAGTAAAGGAGTTATATACAGAAAGCCAAGCAGGCTATACTCAAAAAGAAAATCTTAAAAACACAAAAAATAGAAACAATATTTTAACTACTTTACCTGGAGTACAATAATGGCTGTTTTAGATAAAGTACAAAAAGCTATTGATGAAAAAAGAATAGATACTCGCTCATTAAATGAAGAGCAAATAGGTGCTTTAGATGATGCATTTAAATCAGGAGAATTAACCGGCTACGAGAGTGTAGGTCAATATGAAAAATTAATTGATCTAGGAGCTATGAGTGTAGCTCAAGGGAAAATGAAAAGGTTAAAACCTATGGAATCTTCTACAGGAATTGGTAGAGGAGATACGATATTAGCGGGAACAGTTGGTTTTGCAATGCTTCCTTACATGGTGGAAAGAGAAGCTCTAATAAGTTCTTATGTTAAAAATGGTTTCAACGATGTATACGGAATAGATAATAGATATGTAGCAGGAGCTAGTATTTATGATAAAAGATTATCTGAAATGAGTAAGTTTGCTAAAAAATTAAAAAAAGTTCCTGGACCCTTAGGTATTCCAGTTAGATTATTAGGTAACACAATAGGTGTGTTAGACAACACTGTAGATTTCTTTAAAAAAATAAATAAGTTTGGACCCAGCACAGCGTTAGGAGTTGAAGCTAAATCAGCGTTAGGAGCAATAGGAGGAGCATTTGGAGGAAGTGCTACTTATGATATATCTAATTTAGGTGCTGATTTTGTTGGAGCTACTTCAAAAGATTTAGCGGAATTAACAGATAGTGACGAAAGAAAATTACCTTTCACTGAAAGAATGTTTCTTAATGGACTTAGAGCAAGTAGAGATGAAATGCTATGGACAGGAGGAGCTTTAGGGTTACTAGGAGTAGTTAGAAGTGCCGGAAGAGGACTTAAATCTTCATTAGATTTAGATAAAGCTCAAGCAAAAGAAATTGCTGCTGCGGCAGAAAGATCTGGACAAAAAGTAAACATAGTAGATTTAATTCCAGCAGATAATCCTGGATTAAGAGGAGCTTGGCAGAGTTTCACAAAAAAATTCTTTACTACTCTTGGGGTATACCCACTTGTAGGTCAACCTTTAAAAGATTTCAACAGAGCATTTAATGCTGATTTAACTCAGGAACAGTTTATAAAAACTATGGATAATTTAGATCTTCCGCCAATGGTTAATAATAGTATTCTTAATTACGCTGGGGTTAATCAAATAAAAAGTGAATTTAAAAATGTTTGGAAAACTATTGATGATGAGTACGGAAGATTTAGAAATCATTATGAACAATTAGGTAATCCTACCTTTATACCTACTACAAATATAAGAAATACTACTAAAACAATACTAGAAAGATTAAAAACAGAGTACCCAGAACAATATAATATATGGGATGGCTTAGAAAAAGGAGCTAAAGATTTAACTCCTGCAGATGATCCAATGGTTCAATACATAAAATATTTAAATAGAATATCTGAAACTAGTGAATATACTTCTAAAGGAGGTTATGTAAGATTAAGTGATATGTTAGGTTTGTCTAAAATGTTAACTAAAGCATATTCAGGCAGTCAATTTAAAGTAGTAGATAATGAAGTAATTAGATTAAAAAAAGCTTTTGAAAATGATGTTAACTCTTTAGGGGAAGCGGCTAACAGAGATATATTAAAAGATAAAATATTTAAAGATGAGTATCAAATGAAACTTACTCAAGAAGGCCCCGAAGCAGCAGAAGCTTTCTTAGATACAAATATTAATGTAGCAAATTCAGCCTTAAAACAATTACAAGAAGCTAATGCTTATTATTCTATGGTTTTAAGACCTTACGAGAAATCTTCAGTAGCTAGAAAGTTAATGGCAGTAGATAGAAAATTATTTGCTAGCAAAGGTATTGATATGACGGGGATTGAGTCTATAGCTCCAGATCAAGTTTTTGATAAAGTAATTAAAGGAACTTTAGCTGGAGATAGTCCTTTAGCAGTTAAACAATTAAAACAAATATTAGGAGTTACAGACTCTTCATACGATATACTAAAAGCAGATGGTTCAATAGATAGAACGGTTAAAATACCTATTAGTAAAGAATCACAAGCAGTATGGGATAGATACATTAAACAATGGTTATGGGATTCAGTTAATAATTCTACAACTAATCCTATTAGAGATTTAAAAGGATTAAGTGCTCAAGCTATAGCAGCACAAGCAAAGAAAAAAGGTTTAATTAGAAAGAATTTTAATCCTTTGGATGCAGATGTTGAGCAAAGAGTTAGAGCTAAAACTAGAACTGATGAAGTAAGTAATGTAACAGAGGTAGATGCAAGAATATTTACTGAAGGTGATGGAGTGGCTAATCTTAATGAAGGATTAATACGTAATCATAATTTTGGATCTTTAGATATTGATAAGTTTGTTAGAAAATTAGGGATAGACAACAAACAAGGGAAAGATAAAATAAGAGAAATATTCGGTGGAGGAGCAAAAGGAGATAGAGCTCTTAAAATGTTTGAAGACATTATTGAAGTTAAGAAAGCTATGGAAGGTGTTCCTTCTACAGATCCTGCTAAATTCATTCAAAGAAGTTTAACTTTAAGAGCAGGTAGTGGCCAAGGTGGTATGACTGCTACAGCAGTAACAGGAGCAGTTTTAGGTATAGGAAATACTTTAAAACTTATGTTGACAGCTAGATTATTTGGTGAAGTTATAGGAACTGCAAAAATAGCTGAGGACGTAATGGAAATGAATAAAGCTTATAGATTTTTATTAAATGCAGATGCTAATTCAATCTTCCCTGGAAAAGGAAGAAAACCTTTAACTCCTAAACTTTACAATGGAGCTTTATTAACTACGGGAAGAGCAGTTAATAGTTTATTTGAAGCAATGGGAGATGATTTTAGAGTTGATCCTAATAAAATAGATTTTGA